GTTTCGTTACTCAAAACGGCAGTTTCGCTATTCACAGTATTATCGCTGCCAGCGGAATACATTTCAGCCACGGCGTTAACCTCCTTTTTCCATTCGTTCTCTCGGATATTGTATAAATGCACCATGTGGAGCATCTGCATTCTCCCAATCCCAAGCGCCTCCATCGCCAGTGTCCACTTCTGAGTATGGCGCAGCGCATCGACCAGTTCATCACGGAAGACCTTTTTCGGCCAGCCGGTCCGCGGCTTCTTTTTGGCTGGCGGCGCTCCGTATTTCGCCGCGATTTCTTCGGCTGATAGAGTATACGTTATTACCGGCCCCGCTCCGGCGTAACTGTTGTCCACATCTGAACGCTCGAACGGGAACCGGGGTTTGCCTAGTTTTGACTTAGATATGCTTAGGTTGCGACCAGATTGGCCGGCCATGGAATTACCTCCATGTGGTTAATTGGCTCTTAGCCCTTTTAGCATACTTTTTTGCCTCCTAACGCATTATAAGCGTCAAACCACCGTCTTTGCTTGGAATACCATTGCGCCAATATTATTCTAAATTTTGTCTTATCTCGTTCCTGCCAAGCTTGGTATAAATCCACAAAATAAAGTTTCTGTAATTTTTCTACAAAACCAGGCTCTTTTAATTTCGCAAATTCCCATGCCTCTAAGGAAAAGCGAGACATGAGATCAATTATTGCTTTTTGAATCATTAACTCAAAAAGATCCATGTTTTCCTCCTCAGAATGGTAATTGATCTTCGGAATACACAAAATCCGTCTCTTCAAATTTAGTTGTTTCCCAACCGTACTTCTTAAACGCGCCCTGTTCGCTGGCCATATAAAAACGCCGACAACGATTATCAAAGTTAAGTTGTATATCGACATCCTGGACTCCATTGAATCTGTTTTTCATGACCTCAAGGATACTATCGCAATTGCTTTCCTGGCTTTCCTTTTCGGCCAGTCGGTGAACCGCTAAAACATTATGCCCTAAATCAGTTATACCGCCAGATCCGCCTACATCCATTTTTTCAATTCTACCCTGCGTCTTCCGGGGATGTGCCACAATATGGATATGAGAATCAAGTCTTGTTGCAAACTCAATGCTGGTATTGATGAAATCTTCTTGTTTACGGTAGTAATTGCTTTCGCTGGCCGAAAGGTTAACTTTTTTTAGATTGTCGATCGCAAATACCCGACAACCATATCGTTGATGCGCATACTCAAATATCTCAAAGATGCTTTCGCTGGTAACTTTGCCGTAACTGTCGTACAAAAAGAACATATCTCGGTACCAATTACGAATTTTCTTTGTTGCCTCCGGCTTTGGATGGAATGATTCTTTCTCCCGTATGGAATCATATTTTGCCTCAATTCCCCCAGGGCCAACAGCCTGTAAATCAATCCAATAACGGAATATGTGCGCCGGAAGCTCCCCGGAGTAAGCACAGACCGGGAATCCTTGGTCTATTGCGTCAAGAAGGATTTGCCCTAGAAGAGTACTTTTGCCAGAGGCGTTAATACCTGTCCATATAGTGGACTCACCCATGATAAACCCACCTATTGCTTTGTCTAGCCCATGGATACCGCTTTTTGCTCGTGTTATGCTGGCGAGGTCAACTTTTTTCACATCAGCGAGGCGTATTAGGCCGACAATAGGGACTTCCACGGCTTCATTAAAAACCTTTAAAACTGCCTCCTTGCCGTCCCTGTAAAGCACCTCATTGGCATCTTTTCGGGGCGAATTAACTACCCAGCAACGCCAAGCTCCTAACCGGTTGATTAATTTACGTTGAAGTTCCTGCCCTGGCGCGTCTGTATCCACCCAGAGGATAACTTTTTTAAACTGTTGCGCCCAATCCCAGCAGAGATCAAAACAAGTTAAATCTTCGGCGCCGGAGGGGATAGAGACAACGTTTTTAATACCACACTCAGCAAGGGAAAGTGTATCTATCTCCCCTTCCGTAATAACAAGAGGCAATTCAGGCTTACATAAATCCATACCCCAAAAGACAGGCTTGCCGCCATCCTCTCGCCACATTTTACGCATGCCCTTGTTTATCTTTCTGGCCGGCCTGAATTTCACCATAACAAGTTGACCATTTTCATAATACGGGAAGACGATATTGCCTTTTTCGTCGCTGCCAACGCCGTACTTCTCCCAGGACGCCGGAGTGAGTCTGCGTAAGCGAAGATATTTTTCCGCCGTAGAAGATAGGGTTTTTGACTTAGTTTTTGGGGCTATATAATTTTTCCGGCGCTGCGTTGTTTCATAATTGCGCCACCTGGTTGTTTCTTCGCCGTGATCTTTGCAGAGTTTCTCAAAAGATCCGGATACGCTACAAGAGCCACGTTTGCAGTTAAATGTGCCAGTCTGCGCATTCATGGCGAAAGTATATTTATCTCCATGTTGTCCTCCGTGGCAGTAAGGACAATAAATGGCTTGTATTTCGTCTCCTTTTTGCTTGTGGTTTGGTAAGTATTTTCGAGCGAATTCTAACGGTGTCATCGAATAGTTATCCTCCCAGAATTATCTTTAAACCGTGATTCCTGAGGCTTTGGTATCTCCTTGGGATGCCTTCGTCTCTTAGATTCCTTGAACTCCTGCTGCTTTATCTCGGCCTGTTGCCTAGTTCTTACGCCGTCCTTGAACCATTGGGATAAAATTTTTTCAATGTATCTCACATCCTTAGCGCTTGCCATTGCCGCGCATTCGCAGGCATATTCTATGGCCTCAATATCCATGCCGTCTGTAACCCATTGACATAGCTTGTCTATCTGAATTTTATTCGGGAAAAACATCCCCGCTTTTTCAAGAGCAGCGTGAATGCGCTTGACGTTTTCGTCGTACATTTGTTCGTAAGCGTCCGCTTCTTCTTGATCTTGATCCGAAGGTGAAGGTGAAGGTGAAGGTGAAGGTGAAGGTGAAGGTGAAGGTGAAGGTGTGCAAATGCGCTCACCTTCGCGCATTTGCGCGCAATCTCGCGTATCTTCTTTTGGAGGAGCTGGTATACGCGAATCATCCTTCTCCCTTTTTGATGTTCTTATATGCGTTTGCCATTTATACCAGGTGTCTATATTATTTATGGCCATATAACGCTTTCCGTTGATTTCATATAGTTTTATTAATCCCACCTGCGCATAAATGTTTAATGATTTTTCTATAATTTCAACTGTAACGGACGAAAACATAGGAAACACTTTTGCTTTTATTTTTTTACTAGAGGCTTTTGCCCGGCCCCAATCATCAAAGGTAGTTAAGAACCATGGCCAGAGAACTGCAATATTGGAATCAATTTCTGCAACCTCTATTAGCTTTTCATCGCTCGACATATCGCTTGTTATAAAAACTTTACGTCCCATTCCTATGTCTCCAATCCTGAAGGAAAATTATTATTTGATGTTGAATTTAATTCGAAAATATTGAAGGTGTTGCAATGCTTTTGAAAATTGCAATTAACAGTGATAAATCAATCCTTATGCCTTCCCCTATCCCCGCGCTATTACTCTTGCGTTATCAGGTGGGACTGCGCCCCCGTAGAATTTCTTTCGGAGGCGTTTCTTTTGGCCAGCTGGCTAAGAAATTCATTTAGTTGCTTTTGTGTGGTGATGACCTCGGTAAGCGATTGAAGATTAGGTTTATTAAATACGGTCTTGGCGACATCATGGGCAAGAAACTCATCATATCCCAGACCGCCGGCTGACTTCCAGAAAATACCCCAGTTTAAATCCTTGCTGCCTTTGCCGTTAGATGATTCACCTGGTTGTGATACCGCTGGCGCTTGATGAGAAGATTTTTCTTCTTGTCCATTGTTGGGCGCTTTTTGCTTCGGTTGTTGCAATGGAGGCGGTGTAATAGGTTCACCCTTGCCGGATTCCAGCCAACCGCGCAAGGCCTTACCGTGCTCTTCGGTGGGAATAAAAGGAACGCCCTCAAATATGCCGGTGTTGTCCTTGCTGGCGTTGGCATAGTGGTCCTGGGACATTTCCATGAAAACCGTAAACTCATACTCCAAGCCATCCCGAAATACCGGCGCCATGCCGATCTTACGAGGAACCTTTTTGCCATTGACGTCTTCAATGACGTATTCTGTTTTGCTGCGCACAGTAGCGAATATCGCGCATCTGGAACGCAAGACGGTGTCAACCAGGTTATTGTGCTCAGGCGTAACTTTGCGCCAGACGGTAAAGCTGTTCTCTTTGGAATCTTTTGAGTAAGCGTCTTTCATATCCAGCATCCCGCCAGTACCCGTCCAGGCGTGAGACATGCTGTCTATGATAACTACTTCTATGTTGGGGTCGGCCTCGGCGGTCTTAATCGCCTGGATATAGCGCCTTGGCTCAAATGGCGGGTCTAGTCTGATGTAGTCATATTCACCAATGTAAATACCTTTGATGGTAGTATCGGCATACAACTCTCCCCGACCAGCTTCAGTGTCGATGAGGCAAATCTTTGACCAATCGCTGGTATACCCGTAGGCCATACGTAGGGCTGAGTATGTCTTTCCGGCTCCGGAGGAACCGGCCAACCCAACCTTAGGCTTTACTTGCCGCCGTTGCGCTTTGCGTTTTTCTAAGGCCATATCTACACCCCCGATACCTTAATATTGAATTTCTCAGACCGCTCAATTACAGTAATCCCGGGAATAATCTCACCTGTGGAAGGATCCATAGCCTTGCCGTCCACAACCTTGATGATCTTCTTTAGCCCCGCCCAGTCCAGCTTTGGTTCCGGAGGTGGAGGGGTAACAACCAATTCCGGCCTGTTTTCTTTCGCCCAGGTTAGTAGCCTTTCATCATCCTTAGTGAATTCCGGCTGCTGCGCCCTAAGCTGTAACACTCCATGTAGAAGCTGTATGGTTTTAGCCTTCTTGTTTTCTTTTAAAAGCCGCCGATGGTAATCCTCTAATAGAAAGTCCAGGTATTCACGGGCTTGGTCAGCCCGTTTTTCTTCGTTCTCTAACCAGGCCTCTACCCGTTCAATCTCTGACTGGGCGGCTAATCTTGTTTCGGAGCGGTCTTTTTCTATGTTTGCAATCTTACGCATGGCCCAATTAGCCTGCTCTTTGGTTTCGATCTTAAATTGTTTTTCCGCCCCTTCAGTGGTAATGTCGTCAGTTAAAAAACGCTCCAGCTTTAAAACCGCTTCGTTCACGTTTGTAACCTCCTACTCCACGTTTATTCCGAATAGACTTCCAATCCTGAAAGCCAGGTAGTTTCCTGACCAATACACACTTTTCGATCCCCGCATAACAAGCATTTTGTATGCTTCCTTAATTTTTTCCCTGTCGTTGTCGTCGCACCAAAATTTGAATTTTACTCCACTAGCGTCAACTTCCGGCTCCTGGGGGTATCCCAGGAGAGCGACTATTTCGCTATAGATATTTTCAACGGACATCTTTCTGTATTTATCCACCTCAGCGCTGAAATGGCATCTGCCGCAAAGGGGAACGTCGAAATCTTGATATTCAGCCACTTCGCCACAAGAACAAAGGATTTGTGGTGTATCTAAGCGCATGTTTGGTATTGTTGCTATTGTCATCTTCTCACCTCATTTAAAAGAATGTTCGGGTCGGGGTCGCCACTCCCGACCCTGAAAGGTATGTTTTTATGGTCGTCATCTTGCCCCTTTAGGCAAGTAATTTTCTCGGACCGGGCCCGGTAGAACCCGGTCCTATAGAAAGGGAGAGGAGATTGCTATTTAACTACGTTAAGTTTTGCGATATAATGTTTCTAGGTGTTTAAATGGACGGTCTTCTTAGCAAGCCGTCTTTTTTTGTTCCTGGATTATCTCCGGAACTATATCCGCGGCCTGGGCCTCTATGGCCGCTATTTGTTTTTTAAGTAACAAAAGATGTTGCATTACGTGTCTAAACTGTTCTGTTTCATGCTTTCCAATATCTCCGTCGCTGACTATATCAACCAATTCCCCGCGAACAACTTCCCGAGCCTCGTTAATTTCCTTCAACAGCTTTAGGGTCGCTACCGCGATCCCCTTGTCTTCCACTTTGCACGCATATTTTTGCCCAATTGGGCACATATCTGAGCAATAAACTGCGTGAAGGTTGGGACTACCGTATACTTGTTCCATGTCAATGAGTACATCGGGTGGAGCCATATTCTTGGTCTCATAATTTACCAACGTCCTCATGCCGATATGGAGCTTAAAAGCTGCCTGTTCTATGCTCAATCCAGCTGCTTTTCTTGCGCTTTTTAACATTGTCTCACCCCCTTGCCTGTGGTTTAATTTGGTAGGATACTTCCTACCCCACCTCCACCCCGGTGTCAGGTACCGGCGCCGGGGAAACTTCCTCCCTCACTTTATTGGCAGTAACCCAACCATCCAGAAGGCTATCGCCATGTAGATCCATACAAACAAAATAAATAACAAGGATACAATCCAAGCTCTGAAGTCATCTTTGTTCATCTCAACCACCCGGCAATCCAGAGCACAAACGGAGCCATTGCCCCGGCTGCAGCAATCACCGCCACCGCAAATAAAAGGGGTTTACATTTCTTTAGCCTCCAGACCCGCCGCGTCCTCCGCTCCCGGCTTCTTGGCCGGCGCAATTCCCGGACCGTTTCACAACTGGCTTTCACTCCTTCACCTCCCTTATGAAATTATCGAAGAGCAGTTAGCTTGCTTATCCTGTTTCTCCGCCTGCTCTCTTTTTTGGAGCGCAAGAAGAGCTTTCAAGAGAGCAGCCGCCGCTTTTTTGTGATCCTCCGGGTCATCTGAAAATGTACGGGTGATTTTGATTTTGTTTTGCATGATCCCTACCCCAACGTCCCGGTGGCCAGGCTGGTTAGGTCGGGGATTGGGGAAGATCCCTTTGTGTTACCTTTTGGGAATGATTTTTGTAAAAAAAATTCTTCTGGAGGCATTCCAACATGCATTAACCCCTCAAAGAATTTTCTTCCTGGCTGTCTCTTGCTTCTCAATACCCGAAAAAGGTAGCTGTAACTAATTCCCATAGCTTTAGAAAGAGACTGCTCCGTGTAGTTATTTTCTTTCATAAATCTTAGAACGTTTTCTAGATTAAATGTTGGTTCCATCTTTGCTCACCGCCGTTTACATTACCTTTTGGTAATATATTAATTCCTCAATTCCCTTTTGTCAATAGCAGTTTTACCATTTGGCAATAAAATTTTTTTCTTTTTTCTTTGCCAATTGGCAATATAGTATTAAAATGACTATGGATGGTGTCTTTATGGAAAAAAGTTTTGGGGAATTACTTAGAGAACTACGAGAAAAACGGGGTTTTAGCGTTAATCAATTGGCGCTAAAATCTGGTGTTAGTGTTGCACATATATCACGCTTAGAAAATGAGCTTCGTTCGGCACCAAAAACCGAAACAATAAGAAAGTTATCTAAAATTTTAGGTAACCATGAAGAATTAATGCGCGCTGCCGGTCATCTTCCCGAAAAAGAAGAATTCGACCTCTCCCAAATCCCCAACGCCTTCCCCGTCGGCCAAACAAAACTTATCCCCGTCATAGGCGTTATCCGGGCCGGGGAACCGATTTACACTTATGAAAACATTAGTGAATGGGTAGATGTGCCTGTCAGCGAGATGTCTTCAGGTGAATATTTTTTTCTTAGGGTAAAAGGGGAGAGCATGATAGGAGCGCGCATTCTAGATAAAAATATAGTATATGTTCGCCAACAGCCAGATGTAGAAAATGGGGAAATAGCTGTTGTAATAGTAGACGATGAAGAAGCCACACTGAAGCGCGTCTACAAAAGCAAAGGTTTCTTGACTCTAAGAGCAGAAAATCCTAATTACCCGGAAAAAAGCTATTACAAAAAGGATAACACTAAAGTCAGTATTATAGGAAAAGCGATATTTTTCAAATCGGAGGTTAGGTAATGGCTAGCTTTATCTAAAATAAGCAAGAAGACTCCCACCTCTTTAGGTGGGAGATGAATTGCTTTCTTTTTCTTGACGTTCTGACTGTTCAAGAGCCACTTGCAACAGATGAAAAATGGTTTGTGTGCGAGTACCAAACCCTTTTTGTTCTTTGTATTTGTCCACTTTCTCTAAAAGAGTTTTTGGAAAACGTAATACAACTGATTGCTTTTCCATGCTTTCACCCCTTAAAAATGATATACATTTAATATTAATTATGATATACTATGTATATAATAACACAAAAGGAGGTGAAAGTCATGATAGTCAATAAAGCATATAAATTTCGTATCTATCCAAACAAACAGCAAGAAGTGTTGATTAATAAAACTTTTGGATGCTGTCGATTTGTATTCAACCATTTTCTTGCTAAGTGGAACGATGCTTACAAAGAAACAGGAAAAGGATTGTCATACAATACTTGTAGTTCACAGTTAACCCAACTGAAAAAAGAATTTACATGGCTAAAAGAAGTGGATAGTATTGCGATTCAAACCTCATTGAAACATTTAGCAGATGCATTTACTTGTTTTTTTAAAGGTCAAAATAAATCTCCTCGTTTTAAAACAAAAAAGAATCCAATTCAATCCTACACAACAAAATATACAAATGGGAATATCAAAATTGAAAATAACCGTATCAAACTTCCTAAACTCGGATGGATTCGTTTTGCTAAAAGTAGAGAAGTTGAAGGTCGCATAATAAATGTAACAATTAGACGTAATCCAAGTGGAAAATATTTTGTATCCATTCTTGTAGAAACAGAAGTTCAGGAATTACCTAAAACTGACTCTGCTGTTGGCATAGATGTCGGCTTGAAAGAATTTGCTATTCTTTCAGATGGAACGATTTACTCTAATCCTAAGTTTTTTCGAAGATTAGAAGAAAAATTAGCAAAAGCACAACGGATTCTATCAAGACGTAAAAAAGGTGGTTCTAATTGGAACAAACAACGAATTAAAGTTGCTCGTATTCATGAAAAAATCACAAACGCTAGAAATGATTACTTGCATAGAATCTCCACCTATATTGTCAAAAACCACGACATTATCGGGATGGAAGATTTGTCTGTAAGTAATATGTTAAAAAATAACAATCTTGCTAAAGCAATTAGCGAAGTATCGTGGTCACAATTTAAAACGATGTTGGAATACAAAGCGAAATGGTATGGAAAACAAGTAGTTACCGTATCGAAAAATTTTCCATCCAGCCAGCTTTGTTCGTGCTGTGGCTACAAAAACAAAGACGTTAAAAATCTTGCATTGCGTGAATGGGTGTGTCCTAATTGTGGGACACATCATGACAGGGATTTGAATGCGAGTATAAATCTGCGTAATGAAGCATCACGCTTAACCGCTGGGACGGCGGGGATAGCCTACTAAATATTCGCTCGATAGAGCGAAGTTCGTAGGAATCTCCCACTTCTAAGCGAAGCGAAAGTGGGAGTAGTTCAAGAAGTGACTCAACAACTCCTAGCTGTAGATAATTTTTACACAAAGGACGGTTGCCCCATGGCTAAAACAAAGAAAACAGAAAAGGATCCATTTTATAAAAGAAATTTATTAAGGTGGGTTTAATATGGCAAAGAAAGATAAGGAGAAAAAGAAAAGAGACGATTTCAAAAGGCCAAATGGTTATGGAACCTGCTATAAGCTGCCCGGCAAACGCCGCAGGCCATGGATAGCTAGAATTACAACTGGGTGGGAAATTGTCGACGGAAAGGTAAAGCAGCTTTATCAGACTATTGGTTATTTTAAAGAAGAGCAAGAAGGTAAAAATGCGCTTGAATTACAGCGTATCGCGCCTATACCGCCAAAAGCAGGAATAACGCTAGGCGGACTTTACATCGAGGGGACGTTCGGCACCGGCAAGACCCACCTCGCCGCCACCATCGCGCTCTACCTCATCGAGCAGGAACGGCGCGTGATATTCAAAACCGCCGACGACCTGTTCAAGGACATCAAGGAGACCTTCGACAAGGACGACGGCTCCGAGCAGAAAATACTGGCGCGGTACAAAGAATGCGACCTGCTCATCATCGACGACCTCGGCAAAGAACAGGCCACGGACTGGACTACCGCCCAGCTGTACGCAATACTCAACGACCGATACGAGAACCAAAGGCCGGTCATCATCACCACGAACTTCAACGAAGACGGGCTGATAGCGATGGAATCGCCACGTAACGTCGGCGAACACAGGATACGTGCCATACTGAGCCGCCTCCATGAGACCACCACCGCCATGACGATGACCGGGCAGGACTGGAGGAGCCTATGAAACGACTACAAACAGCTGCCGCCGCGTTCCTGATGGCCAGAGCCGTCGCATTCGCGGCGTGGCCGACGACCAGCAGCGGCCTACCACCGAAAGAGAACGAAGCCCCGGCACCCACCATCGCGGTGACGCCGACAGCCGCCCCGTCGCCCATCACGGCGACCCCCGACGCGCTGATGGCATACCGCGCCGAGACACCATCCCCAACGCCCACAGCGACCCCTGAGCCGCCATACAGCGAGCAGGACATCGACATGCTCGCCAAGATGGTCTGGGGAGAGGCGCGGGGCTGCGCCCCGGAGGAGCAAGCCCTCTGCGTCTGGACGGTCATCAACCGGCTCGAAGACGGGAGGTTCGGAGATACGCTGCAGGAGGTGCTGACCGCACCTCACCAATTCGCCGGATACAAAGCCAAATACCCCATCACGGACGAGATACGAGCGGTGGTCGAGGACGCGCTGGCAGCTTGGGAAAGCGGCGAGACCGCACCAACCCTGCCACCATACGCAAAGACGAGCGGGTATCTGTACTTCACCGGCGCACGGGGCGACGACGGGCAGCTTCACAACTTCTTCGAGGAGGAATACCGATGACGAAAGGCGGAACGTGGACAATTTCACATCGGTCAGACCCTCGCGCACGGGAACTCGCCGATAGACACTACAACAGACAGAAGCCCGGAAGTCCCGGGTTTGTACCTCCTGGCCGCTGCCTCGTCCTTTTTGCCGAGACGGAAGCTGGAAAAGCGTTCTGGGTAACCTCCTACCCCTTCGCCCAATACGTCAAGCACAGGTGGGCGGGTGCATGGATGTGTTCCGCGTTTCGTAACGAGGGCGCGGGCCTCGCGTCCGACCTGATACGAGAGGCGGTGCTACTCACCAGAGAGAAGTACGGCACCCCGCCGCCGCAGGGAATGGTGACATTCATAGACCGCAGCAAGGTGCGCCCGACAATGGTGCGCGGCACTCAGACGTGGGGATTTTGTTACAAAAAGGCGGGATTTAAGGAGGTAGGCGAAACAAAAGGCGGGCTGCTCGCGCTGCAGCTTTCCCCGGAAATCATCGAAGCGATGTGGGCAGCGAGCGAGACAGGGTGCCGGAGGGCGGTCTGATGGCGAGCGGGTGCATCATCACGCTGAACTGCCCGGTCTGCGGCGAAATCGTCTGGGAAGACGAATGGGACATGGTCGGCGACGATATCCTCCACGAGACCTGCCGCCGCGAGTACATCAAGCGGAAATACCACCTCTCGGAGGAACAATTCTCCCGCCTTTACGGAGCGCAGATACTCCGGGCGGAAATACAGGCCCTCCGGCAGGAGGCTGAAGAACACAAGCAATGGACAGAAAGACGCGCTGAGGAACTGGAAAAGAAACTCGATGCGCTGGAGAGGAGCAAAGCGAAGTGAAACCGATACTCAAATACCCCGGAGCAAAGTGGCGGCTGGCTCCTTGGATAGTTGAACACCTGCCAAGGCATGAAAGCTACCTCGAACCGTTCTTTGGTTCGGGAGCGATATTTTTCAACAAGGAAAAGGCTCGCGTGGAAACCATCAACGACATAGACGACGAGGTCGTCAACTTCTTCCGCGTATGCAGAGAGCAATCCGATGCCCTCGCAGATGCCCTCGCCCTCACTCCGTGGGCGCGAGCGGAGCGCGAGGCAGCGTTCGCCGCCACAGACGACCCTCTGGAAAAGGCCCGGAGATTTGCGGTGCGGTGTTGGATGACTTTCGGCGCGCACAGGAGGCAGAGCAACGGATGGAGGCATACCACCGGGAAAGACAAAGACGGAGGCCCCGACAACCCAAGGTTGTGGTCGAGGCTCCCTGACTGCGTAAAAGAAGCGTCTGCCCGCCTCATGGAAGCCCAGATAGAGAGCAGACCCGCCATCGAGGTCATCGAGCGGCACAACAGCCCGGAGGTGCTTATTTATGCAGACCCGCCATACATGCATGGCACAAGGACGGCTCACGGCAAAGCCTATGACCATGAAATGGCGGACGCAGACCACCTCGAATTGCTGCGGGTGCTTTCTGCGCACAAAGGAATGGTCGTCCTTTCCGGGTACGACAACGACCTGTACCGGGACGCCCTGCAGGGATGGCCGCACTTCTCAGCGTCTACCACCGCAGAACGTGGTGCGATACGAACCGAGACGCTTTGGCTAAACCCTGCGGCGGCAGAAGCCCTCGAAAAAACAAAGGAGGGCGTACAATGAAACGACGGCAGCTGACGAAAGCCGAACGGCGCGAGGTTTACCAAAAGACGCGCGGACACTGCGCCTATTGCGGGTGCGAAATCAAGCCCAGAGAGATGCAGGTCGACCACGTCCACCCCCTGAGCAACGGCGGCACCGACACCCTCGACAATATGCTCCCCGCTTGCCGTTCCTGCAACCACCGAAAAGGCTCGGAGAGCATCGACAGCTTCAGGGACAGCGTCGAGCGGTTCCCGAAAGTCCTCGCCCGCGACAGTGTGACATACCGAAACGCCGTCCGCTTCGGGCTGGTAAAACCCAACCCACACAGGGTGACCTTCTACTTTAAGAGACAGGAGGCGACAAAATGAGCAAATGGATTGTTTTCTACGACAGCGAGGGCAAAGAACTCGCAACATACACCGAAGACGGAACCTTCGCAGGAGAACTGAAAGCCACGGCAGACCTGCTCGCCTTTGAGTGCGGGATACCTGCAGAGGAAATCGTCATCAGGGAGGAGGAACGATGAGCAAATATCCAAAGCGCGGCGCGGACTGCGAATACACCGAGGACTGCATGTGGGGCGTGGATGGATGGTGTGACAGGCCGTCCGACTATAAATGCACACTCCAGAAGATGGACGAGGAAAAGGCGGAGGAAGCGAAAAAATCCGCGAAAGAAGACGCCCTCCGCCAACTGGTCAAACTCGGCGACATGATGGGCGACGGCCTCCACCTCGAACCGGGCGGCGCGTGGATAAAAAAAGAGTACCGCAGGGCCATGAAGCAAGCCGGAATCGAACCACTGCGCCAACGCACCAACCCCTCGGAAATCAACGAGTTTATGGCGCGGCGCGTGGCCGCAGAAAAATGTACCTGCGGCGGTTTGCTGGCGCAGACCCGGAGCGGCTCCTTCAGAGCGAAGTGCGCTGAGTGCGGAAAGTTATGGCAGTTAGGAGGAAAAAAGCGATGACGCTCATACATTACGAGAACCATCGAGGCGGCGTAAACAACCTCGTTGTCGCCACGGACTGGGCGACCGGCGAATTCTCGACCAGCCTCATCAGCAAAGAACACGCGGCCATCGCCCTGAAGCGCAAAATGGCGCGGCTACGCAGACAGGAGGCGCAGCAATGAACGAATTTATATGCCAAGGGTGCGGAGCGCACTCCTTCTCGGCGGCAAGCCTTGAGAACCTCAGAATTAAGACCTGCGAGAAGTGCGGCGCACGCGTCGCCCAGCTGGGGCCGGAGCCACCGCGCAAGCCTAAAATCATCGCGGTCGACTTCGACGGGTGCCTCGTGACCAATCGGTTCCCAGACATCGGGGATCCGATACCCGAAACCATCGCCGCGCTAAAGCGTGAGCAAGAGAGCGGCGCAAAGGTCATCCTCTGGACGTGCCGACGCGATGACCAAGTCAAAGCAGCTGCCGAATGGTGCGCCCAGCATGGCATCCACCTCGACGCCGTCAACCGCAACCTGCCCGAAATCGTGGAGGCGTTCAGAGGCGACACCGTGAAGGTTTTCGCAAACGAATACTGGGACGACCGGGCAAAGGAAATGCCTCCGCCGCCCAGCGACGCGGCCCTCGTCAAGGACGAGCGCGACACCCTCATGAAGCGGCACCACGAGCAGGTGGAAGCCATCAGAACGCGGATAGACGGCGGCGGGCTTTCAAGCGATGAAAAGCGGCTGCTCGCCGACCTGAACTTTGAAACACACTACGACAGGAGGAACAAAAAATGAACAAACTCAGCACCATCCAGAAGCGCGAAAACCTGAACGCCGTCTACCAGACGGGAGACCCCGGCCCCGGAGGGGCATACCACGACTACATCATCCGCAGCGGTAACACCACCGGCGAGGGAGACGCCCCCGAACTCGAAATCGCAACCGTCCACTTCCAGAGGGGCGCACGTAAAGACCCCACCGCCCGTCATGGAATCATCGACAGCGACCTGCTCGAAATCGTCCGCGACCGGCTGAAGCATTTCCAACAGGGCGAATACGCCACGCGGGAAAACGCCTGTGCGCTCACCCACATCGAGGAAGCCCTCATGTGGATGAACCGGCGCGTCGAAGACCGCATCGAGCGGAGCGTCCTCGGAACCTACGAAAAATAAGGAGGAATCGAAATGCGAGAGACTGGAATGCGAGTATTAGCGGTCAGGGATGCGAATGCGACCTCTTGAATGTGAGTCAAGGGCGCCTTGCCGATATGCCTACATTTTTGGACACTTTGTTAGTTACGCGTTAGTTACCGTCACGAGGTGAGAAGCTTCTAAACTTATTATAAAAGTTGTCATTTTACCGGCCTTATCGTTACCGGCAATTTATATAAATTTCCATAGTAAGAAAGGTGAATTGACGGACGCGCAATGTAATTTTTCATTCTTTTTTCTCCCGCAGCAAAACTTCTTCTAGGGGCATAGTTTATTTTTCCGGTTCCTGGATATTGAAAATTTTTCTAACCTTTTCTTCCGTCGTTTTCCCTTCGTCCGGCAATGCCCAGAATCTTTCCGCCGCGTCAACCAACGCCATTAGCTGAAGCGCGTTCATTTTCTTAAGCTTCTCAATCAAAATTGTACCGTCAACATTCCATTTTTTGTCTAATTTTTGATAATTTATTGCATCTTCTATCTCGGGCGGGAAAGCGCGTACTGTGCCTACCTCCATAGATACGCCGTTAAGCGCGTCCGCAATTAGATGTGCTTCTTCTGTCGTTATGTCTATTTCTTGCAGAGCGCGCTCATAAAGCGCGTACAAGCGCAACAGATCGCGGTTTACTGTTTGCGATCTGTTTTCTCCCCGCGCATCTATGCGCGCTTCTACTTCGTTATAAAAATAAATTGTAATTGTTCTGGCCATTTTTTCTTCCTCCTTTTTATTTTTTCTGGTAGGGCCGGTTGTTTATCCGGGCAGCCCCAGGCCGGAATCCGTTATTTTTCCACCTTTTGAACTACAGCGAAAGTATGTCCCTCGACGGTAGCTCCCATCACGACATAGCTACCCGCCGGGTGGCCGTTCCATTCAACAGCCAATTCCTTTACGACAACTTCTTCATCTTCCGGATCGAATCCAGCAGCAATTACTACCTCTTCGTCCCAGAACATTTCCTCGTTCAGAGGAAGCCCCCTATGGACGGTTCCAAAATTGTGACGGTATTTTTTTGTTTTCATTTTTTCTTCCTCCTTTTTATTTTTTCTGGTAGGGCCGGTTGTTTATCCGGGCAGCCCCAGGCCGGAATCCGTTATTTTTCCACCTTTCCAATTTCCAGCAGTTTTTGAGACGTATACCCGGCCCTACCCCAAGGCCCACCTTCGCCCATACCGTCCTTTTCGTACCAGAAGGAAGTCAGGCGAATTGAGACTTCCTCCCCTTTTTCATAGCGCTCACCCGCAAGAATTGCGTTTTCCTGCGCCACAAAAGTCATAATATCGCCGACATCATGAAATCGGCACCCCTTCTTCCATTCGGCGACAATTTCTTTAGCTTCTTCAATTGCCGCCTTCCTGTTTTCAGGAGTGTCTGGCCTTTCATCGCTGGAATTACCGTCAGCAATGAAGACCCTTTCATTTTCAACGTAAACTATAATTCCCTTCTCCTTAAACAATATTTCAAAATCTTCATATTCTTCCGGACGTTCACCAAACATATAGCCCGGCAGCGTCCAACCACCGGCCAGATCTTCCTCCTCCATTTCACGGGGGTCGGTGTCGTAAAACACCGTGTCCTCCTCGCCGCAAAGCGCAAAGCCTTCCGTCTCGTATCCGTCGTGGTGACAAGTAGCGGCAAAGACCGCCATGTTTCCAAGTTCGCCAACTTCCTCTTTCAGTTCGATCCAGTTTGTCATTTTTTTTCCTCCTTTTTATTTTCTTTTGGCAGGGCCGGTTTTTTATCCGGACGGCCCCAGGCCGGAATTTCTTTTATTTTTATTCTTCTTCCGCGTCATACTGATCAAGCTCAGTATGCGCGGCCTTGATTTCAACTTGACGCTCCGCAAACCGTTCCGGCTGGTGCCTCCCCTCGCTGGCCTGTCACCTCGCTACCGCTCTCCCCTTTGGTGTCTTCGCGTTTTTCGCAAGGCCGCCATCACGTGTCCCGCTGGCCGGGCTTTTATCGGCTCCCGCCGCCCCCTTTCGGGGGATTTTCTTTTTTTTATTTTCAAGGTTCTGTTCTCTTTCTGACTCAAGTATAACAAGCTTCTGTTAGACTGTCAACAGTTTTTTTAAAAAAATTTAAAGTTTTTTTAGTTTTTTTTTAAAAAAAATAGCCCGCCCTGCCACAAGGCAGAACGGGGGCTAAAGAGATCCGTAATCATATCTTATCTTTAATTTTACTATTTATTCTTTTCACCTCTCCACGCTATCACGGCAAAAGCGAACAGGGCAAAAGGTATCCTTAACGTGCCATACGCCGTCCACCATTGCAGCACGGAAACATCAAGCGCGGCGCACACAGAAGCAAAGCAAAAAATCCCGCTCATGCCTGTCCTTGCCGCCGCAAGGCTTTTGAAAAAAGTTGATATGGCCGACAACGCGCTAACTAGAGTAGTGCCCGCCACAGCCAAGATAATTAGCGCGATAATTAAGTTTGTTGACGCGCTAAGCCCCGCCACAAGCGCAATCAGAGCCATGTAAAAAGCAAAAAGCACACTAGCCAGATAAAAAGGCTTTGTCCCGAATCCGCCCTGGCAGGCCGCCGCCCTATGCTGCCACATCTGCTGATCCAAAATCGGCCCGCACAAAAGGATTAACGCGCCATACGCGCCCCAAGCCAATTCACCCGCCGCCGATGGCTTAAACGCAAATTCCCCGCTAAGGTGAGAGATAACAGCGGCTAATAAAATCGACACCCATACGCCAAAAAATAGCATGTTATTTCTTACTGTAACGTCAAATCCCCTTGCTAGCACAGCTAAAAATATCACGACGCACAAAGCCAGCCACCACAGGCCGCCAATCTCCAGCAGGCCGAAAGCTGTTTTTATAGCAACGATATTCACCAGCAGACAAAAGAATTGTATCAATATCGTCAAGCTGTCATAAACTTTTTTTAGTCTTGCGGGGATAATTTCCGACAGCCTTAGCGCCGCAGTCGATACTTTTGATGTTGCGCAGCCAAAAAGGGACAACGCCAAAACATTAGCCAGCCCCCAAATCAAAAAGGCCCCCAGCCCCTTATTTTGGAATACCTGAATTCCCACAATAATGGATACGCCCCAGGCCCAGCTCGCCGCCAAGCTAATGCTTAAAGAAGCACAATTAAACTGCCGCGCGCCAAATAAAAAATCACGAAATTTATACAAGCCGGCTTACCTCCGGAAATTCCTTGACTAATTTTCTATAAAGCTCCGGGTGATAATATTTCAATTCCGCTACCCTTCCTTTTCTTGCCATATATAGCCCGCTCCAATTGCTTAGCCTTACAAGCTCCCTGTTTTTGAATCGGTCATTGTCGTATTCCGGGTGATACGGGATTTCATTGGCGACGATATACGCCCAGATATCTCGCCCGGTCCACCAAAGGAGGGGATTGCAGACAATCATATTATCTTTTTTACGAAGAAATAAAGGGCCATAGCTTCTAGCCATCTTTTCCCGGCCTTGCGATTCGTCTGCCCGCAGGCCTTGAAAATATCCATCGTTGCCGTTTTCTTTAGTGTATTTAGCGAAAACACGGATAAGATTTATTTGTGTCACGATGGCCTTAGTTACGCCTTCGTCAACGTCTGGCAGCCCGTAGCGGCGGTAAATCTCGAACTGGCTTATTTCAGGTTTAACGATTTCCAGATTAAGGTTATATTTCTTTTTCACTTCATTTATATAAGCATACGTTTCCGGCAGTTCCGCTTCCTCGCCGCGATCCGACCAAACCATGGGAATATCTGGCATATGTTGAATCAACAAGTGCGCCATTACCATCGAATCTTTGCCGAAAGAAATGGCCGCGTAGGGTTTGGCAATCTCCCCCAGCGCTGCCTTGATAATTTCACATGTCCTTTGCAGCCGCCTTTTGTGCACTGGCAGCTTTGCGTGTAATCTATATTTTTCTTTTTCCCAGCTAGGCATCATGATAAAAGCACCTCTATCAGCTCGTCGGAAAAGTCAGGCGTAATGCATCGCACCTCGCGCGTTCCCCAATACGGATATTTAATAGCGCAAATACTATCTCCTTCTGGAGA